TTGGTTTACCTTTTACTATTGGAGATGGAACACATGAATCTAAAAGATTTACAGGCACAGTCACCGTATTTCCAAGCAGTTCAAATGTAAACCAATTTGTTTTAATTGGAATTGAAGGTGAGGGAGGTGCAAGAGTTTATTTAGGAGATGGGACTAATATAGTAGCTGATGCCGCTGAAGCTTTGCAAAATGGAACAGATTTATACTTATCATTAACATATAAAATTTAATTGGATAATTAAAAAGGAAAAATAATATGGCAATTACTAAAGTTTTAACAGATGATTATGAAGTTCGTACAGAGTGGAAACACATTCAAGTACGCACTAAAACATCCATTATGGAAAATGGTGAAGAAATATCTTACAAATATCATAGAAGAGTTTTACAACCAGATGCAGATATAAGTGGTGAAAGCGATGAATTAAAAGCACTTGCTGGTGC